CTGCTTTTGTCCTGTGCGACTTAGCGCCCAGTAGTTGCGGGTCAATGGACCAGCCTGTGAAAACTCACCCGCGTGCAAAGTCTTATACAAACGAGGTGTTGCAATTAGCATTTGACGCTGGTATGGCTTAGCAGTCAAATTAATAACAGTGAACGCACGCTTTACTTCTGGCTTGTCTTGAAGCTTTAAGCAAAGTGGGCAAGTATCACCTAAACACACATAAGAACGGCGACCTTCGGTCTTGTCCTTTAAGAAGTGTTGGCGGTAGTTGGCAAATGGACCAGCAGTATCGATGAAACGAACTAACTGGAATGTTTCAGAATGCTTGTACTCAGTTGGGAACTCTGTCTGAACTGGAACAAGTTGTTCTGCTGCTTCCCAACCCGATTGGATTGAGGATGTTGTTGCTGATGTTGTTTGAGTTGGACGATCTTCTACTGAGAATGATTCGTCTATTACTTGTCCGTATGTCGATGCATCCGGTGTTGTTTGATTTACGCCCATGGGCGGCTTTCTCCTTTTCGCAGTTGTATGCAGTTATTAAGCAGTTTCCTCAGCGAGGGATTGTTCCCAAGCTTTGGCTATTTCTTCAGTGACCTCTCGGTACTTTACCCAGTCTATACGCTTCACGTGTAAAACGCCAAACTTAGTAAAGATCATGATTGCGGATTCAATCATCGAGCGGCTATATAAGCGCCTTCCTTGCCGTTCCCGTCCCAACTTATCCGTTTTAGTCGGTAAGCGGTAAGGCGATGTTGGTAGGTGCCCTTCGTTCATCCATAGTTTAAGTGTCACAACTGGTCGACCCAGTGCTTGACTTAAAGAGCCTATGCTGAACAAATCTATTTCTTTCCCATTTGGAAGTAAAGTTGATCGTGGGTGTTTATCCCAATTTGATTCTTTAACTTCTTTAACTTCTGGCTCGCGACGTTTGCGTTTGCTATTAGGGTAAAACAAATCCCCAAACGTCTGATCGATAAAATCTTCTGTCATAGTACGAAAGCGTAAGAAACCTTTGCTGGGAACATTGAGTCAATATCTTCTTCTGACAATTGACCTTTGTAAAACGCAGCCATGATTGCGTCTTCACTAACCGTTGGGATCATGATGATGCAGTCATCTTTAATGCCACGTTCTACAAGCAACGTGTCTGCAACATCCATGTTAAGTGTTTTAGAAACTCGACGTTGGTTTGTAACCTTAATGTCTTCGTCAAGTTCTAATGTGATGTGGCCTCGGCCATCTGTTTCGCCAAGTTCTTTAACCGCGTCGTTTAAGCGATCTTTAATTTCTTTTTGGCGCTCTTCTAAAAACTTAATTTGCTTCTTAAGTTCTAGGTATTGCTTAGCTTCATTTGTAAGCTGTTTGATGTCTGACATTTGTATCCCCTTTGTTTGGTAGGAATCTATACCCTACCTGGGGGGACTGACAAATTGAGGGAGCCTTACTCGGAGGCTTTGTACTCCTCAAGAGCCTTAATTATGACCGAGGTCACAGTTACGGACTCTCTGGCGGCTTTGCGCTGTACGGCAAGCCACAGGTCATCTGCCACCCGAATTGTGCGGGTTGGGGTCTTTGGTGCGTTAGGCATCCGTCTAGTTTACACGGAGCTGTTAAGCAAAAACTGGTTCAAACTAGACAAACTGAAGTCTATTCCACCCTCAGTATTTATGCCCTCGCCATCAATTACGGCGCTTGCTACGGCGTTTTTATGCTGAAGCATCTCGTGTTGACGAACTTCTATTGATCCTCCTACAAGAAAGTCTTGAATAACAATGCTGGGCCATTTAGAAGAGGCACGCATTATTCGTCCATTGCGCTGTGTCGCCCCGCCAGACGACCAAGGTAAGTCGTAATTGACAAGAAGATTAGCAGCTGGGAGGTCAACACCATACCCACCAGCATCAGAACTAACGAGGACACGGACATTTGGGTCTGTGTTAAGGGCAATTTTATTTTCTTCTTTAGTCTTGGCATCTAGTTTCCCTGTGTATGTTCTAGTTCCGTATTGAATAAGGGCTTGAGAAATCATGTCTGTCATGTCTACATATGTGGCAAAGATAACCACTTTGTTTTCTTCTGATTGTTCTAAAAAATCTTTTACGTATTGAATAAGCGCTTCTAGTTTAGGGGATTTATCAATACCTTCTAAATACCCAAACTCAACTAGTTCGTTTGCGTATGAAGAGCCTTCACCGGGAGTTGATAAGTATTTACGTGCGCTTGTTCTGAGTAGGTCTGGGTGGGAGCAAAGCATTTTAAGCGCCCCGACTTTAGACATAATTTTTCCACGCCACTCGTTCTCTTCGTAACTACCACTACCGTTCTGCACACCGTAATGTGAAAAGATATTAAAGTTAGCCCCAAAAAGGGACTGAGCCTCTGCTAAGTCGTTTAATAAGTCTTTTCTAATTCGTTCGTATAACTTGGCACTTCGTCTATCGAACGTGATGAGAAGCGGCTCACTATGGATGGAATCTGGTAGGTGAGGCGCAACATCTGGATCTTTTTGCGACTTTCTAACACTTGCTTCTTTAAGTTTTTCATGAAGAGTAGGCAAATTGCGATAACGCTGGACTCCACCAAAATTATTACGAACAATAAAAGCTTTATCAAATATATCAAACCTTCCTAGTACGGAGTCATCAACAAACTGCATAATGCTAAAGACCTCTTCTGGCTTCCCATTCTCTACTGGAGTTCCAGTAAGAGCAAATTTAAACGGAGCGTTAGCCATACGCTTCACCGCTTTAGATCGTTTTGACTTAAAAGATTTAATTGCTGTTGCTTCGTCAATAACAATAAAACCCCGTGGAAGTTTCTTTACTAAATCCCAATCGTTTACTACCTGCTCGTAGTTCATAATTACATAATCAACTTTTGTTTCACGCCAATTAAAAGCCTCTTCGTATTGCTCAAGACGTTGCTTAGGTGTTCCGTCAATAACAATAGATTTAGAGGTGCCGTCAGTAAACTTTTCGATCTGGTTGTGCCATTGGTATTTAAGTGATGAAAGGCAGATAACCATTCCCGGTTCTGTAATCTGACCTTCGTCCATAAGTTGTTCTACGGCAGCAATAGTCAGAACTGTTTTTCCTAAACCAAGATCGTAGGCAACTAATACCTTATGCCTGTCAACCATCTTGTTGACCGCCTCGGGTTGGTAAGGAAGTAGAGTCCCAGTAAAAGTCATTAGTAAGACTGCATCCTAGTTCTAATTAAAAGTTCAAGGTCTTCTATAGACCCGTTATTAACAAATATTTGATCTACTTTATAGCCGTCTAGTTCGGATTCGGAAACATGTTCGTTAACCGGAGCTGTTCCTAATCGTTTTACACGCCAAATTTGTCCGCCAAACTCTTGAACCCATTGAGCTTCATTTTCAAACCTAACGTCAGAAACAACAACTTTGTCTTGTGGTGCAACGTCTGACAAAGCTTGATAAATCCAAAAGGTGTCTCCAAACAATTTTCGTGCCTCTACTCCAACATCCTGTAAAAGTCTTCTAACTTCTGGATAATCAACTTTAACTTTGTCCCAACCATAAGAATCAACAAGATCTTGTAAACGGTAATTAATTACGTTGTCTTCGTAACCTTTAGGTATTAAAGGATCCATTCCATAAATAAGATCTCGAATAGGGTCGGCAAAAGCAATACGTCGGTAGCCATGTTTTTCAACAAGAATGTTGGCAACGGTATCTTTTCCTGATTGTGCGTACCCAGATAATCCAATAATCATGACAGTGCCTTCTCCCCATGTAGAGCGTGCTTTGCGTTTTCAATTCCGTAGACTATCTCAGATTTACTCATAGCGCCAACATCCTTAACACTAGAGCGCTCAACCCAGTCAATCCCAGAGTAATCAAAGAACCAGCACTCAAACCACATGTCAATAGATTTTTTTAGAAAATCTTGAGAAGCTTGATGACCGGCCTCATCGTTATCCATTGCAACAATTACACGATCCGCACCCTTGATTACGTTTAATTGATCTTTAGATACCGCGGTTCCGTAAGTAGAAACTCCTCCTAGAACCCCTACAGAAGCCATACGAGCAACATCAAGAGGCGACTCAACAACTACCATCACTCCGCCCTTGTATTGCTGGTAACCAAACAACGAATGGCTTTTCTGAATACCGGCGGGATAATTTCTAAAGTAACGTCCCTTAGAGCCCTTCTCCTGCCAACCAAGTAATTTCCCAGTCATGTCACGGATAGGAAGAATCCAACACTCTTTACGAGAGTCATACAAAATTCCATACAACGCAGCAGCCTCTGGCGTTATTCCACGGCTTTGTAAAAGCTCAACTGGTGGCGCTACATAAGCAGCAAGGTTAGCCTCTGTAATAGTAATTGAATTTTCAACTACTTTTGGTTTTGGATTAAGCGCTCGCTCTAAACGCATTGATAAGTCGCTGGTAGTTGTTTTAACCCACTCGTCAGCTTGCTCCATAGGGATACCGTTAACGTATGAAACAAGATACTGCAGTCCACCACGGAATCCGCATGAGAAACAGTTATGCGCCCCTGTGTCTGCGTTGATTGACCATGATGGGTTGTGATCTTCCTTGCCTGTTCTATCAAAGTGACCGGGGCATAAACCCTTTACCTCTGAACCACGAACACCATAAGTTTCAATACCTAAACCTTTAAGAAAATCTTCCATCTCTTCTACTGTCATGCGTCTTCACCTGACATCTCACGGAAGGTACCTTCGTCCCAAGCCCACGTTAAGAATGTAGAACCAGGTCCAGAGTTACGGCTTGCAAGAACACTGAGGATGCGAGTCTGGTCATCGCTTT